CCCTGTCGCTTGTCTGCAACTAGAACTTCTAGGGTTTAGGACTGAGGAAGCATCCTAAAGTAGGTCTTTGGCCTATATACAACGTAGTCCTTTTCTATGGACAGAGTCTGTTCAACCATGGATTAAATAATTAATCCAACTTCTTTAGAAGCGGGTAGTTGACTATTTTTACCTCCGTTTGCGAATTAGGTTACTCAATGGGAGGATTTTTTAAAAGAAATTCATCAGCGGCTTCCTTGCACAGTCTGCAGGCCTTTTTATGCTGATCAACCAATATCATCATAAGATATAGATCATTAGACCCAATAATTAGGTTGCCATTTTTGAACTGAACTATTTTAGGGCGCCAAGAATTAATTTCATTTTGAGTCCATCCCATGGTTGGATTGATATAACAAAATGCGAGTCCTTTGAGCATATCAACAACCATTTTGTATGTATGGTTTTTGGTATAACCTTGAGTATAAGCGTTTAAGTCCGGAACTACACATACATACATATCTTCCTCCCGCCACATCTTTGCAGGAATATGATGCCATTTAAGGTATTCAGGCTCGACCCATTTAATCGATTTCATCCTTTTGTCGGGGTGGAAACCAGGCCATTTATGGCTTGGAGGAAACCTCGCCTCCTGTTATAACTGTTGTGTCTCGCTCCCCATTTCCCACGACGGAGCGATTGTCGCGATGACATAACCTAAGCCACATCGGGGATTGCACAGTCTTTAGGCAGTGCAACAGGCGCGAGGCCATGAGTGCCGATGTAAACCGTCTGGATGTCGAACCTTCGGGTTACAATAAATTGCCAGATAAGCCAATAGTCGCGAGACTCTTGGGGTAACTTATCCTGGGCATCAAAAAGCTTTCCGCCTTTAGGCGAGAGTTGTTTACATTTCTTCCTTTTCTAGTTATTACGCCATCTTTCAACCAACCGGCGCATTCTGGGCAAGTCCATGCTTCGCAGAATGTGCCAAACTCTACAAGTCGGGTTTCGCAGAGATAGCAAAAGTCAGTATCATAGTTATTTTTCTTGCTTTGACTCATTTAATTTTTCACTCCAGAGGATTCGAGTTTTTCCAGTTATAAATGTCTTTAAGCATTTGATAATATCCCGTTGCATCTGCCCTTTTCTGTATTTTATCAATGTGTAACTCGATCTTTTTTATAAACACATCTAAAATGAAGTTTTCATGCGAGAATATTGCAAGGCTCCCTCTAAAAAAACCCACCTTGTTTGTGAAATTAGGTTTATTTAATGATTTGGTGTGAATTATCTCTTGAACAGCCTTCAGCATCCAAAGCTTTTGTTCTGCTTTCTCTACTATCTCTTTGCCTGGAAATTTATATGTTCCACTTTTTATTCCTCCAGCAGCAGTCCCGCCTTGCTGACCAAGAATATGCAGAGCTTGGGTCATCAATAACTCGTTTTTTTTACTAAACTCAGCTAGCATTTGATAATCTTTTTTACCTCGGTTTTGAAAGTGATGAACAAAATCCGAAGAAGCCCAAGTTCTTGAGTTCGAATTTAACAAAGCCATGTCATCTTCATTTAGATTAATATCCTTCTCGTAGAATATGGGAATATTAAGCTCCTTAGCAGCTGTAAATCTATGCTGTCCGTCTATAATCTCCATTTCTGAATTTACTAAAATAGGTCTCAGATGAAGCATGTTTTTTAATTTTATGGACGCCTTTAATCTGTCGACGTGTTCTTTTTTAATTATCGCGTTAGCGGAGTTAAACTTAAAAATAGAATAGTTTCTTGTTTCGTGTATTTCGTTCATTTACCCTCCAATAGGTCGTATAAAATTTTGATGTGTTCTTCTAAGCTTTCAATACGCGTACGCAGCGCTCTTAGTGAAGGAGCTTTAGCCTCAAGTATATCGGCGTGGTTTTCTGACATATATGTGCGTAGGGCTTCATACCCGCATTTAAGATTTCTTCTAATCTCTAAAAAGCTGGTTCCTTCTTTAAGCATTTCAGATATTTGGTCCTGTTCTTTGTGGTTAAAAATTCTTCTTTCAACTCTTCGTGTAGCAATATCAATTTCTTCAGCTTTTTCAGCGGTATATCTTAAACGGCCCCCTCCCCTTCGTATTTCGTTAATTAATGAATCGTAGGGAACTTTTAGAATTGAAGCTATGTGATTACATTTTAAACTGTTTTTTAACGAACTTTCGATTTTTTTACGCTCATCATAGGACCATTTGTATCTAATATTTCGTGCCATTCGTTCTTGGATAGATTATTGCAAAGAATAAAAGATTAGTCGATCTGGACTTTTAGATAAATCTGAAAGAGTTTTTGAAAATAAAGGCTCACTCAGTTAATGTAAAGAAAATATTTGATAAAGACAGGAAGCCCGTGACATTATTTCCGCAATTAACCGATGCGTATTATACAGAAAATGATCATTCTATATTAAAAAGGATGGATTATACTTACGCAAAGAATATAACGGTTAATCAATCGTTTTGGTCCGAGAGCGATATTGATCATCGTTTCCATGCAGGAGATCAGACTCTTTGGAACGATATCTACGGAAACGTCCCGGCTTTTAGGCGCCGTCAGTTTAACTTCAACCGCATCCGTCGTGTAGTCAATATGATTGATGGTTATCAAAGAGACCACAGAAAGTCTACGATCTGCACGCCCGTAGAATCAAGCGACGACCAGACCGCTGACCAATTCACTAAACTCTTATTTCACGCCAATCAGACGGGAGATGTTTTACACACAATATCTGATGCCTTTAAGGGTGCCCTGATTGGAGGGATGAACCTCATGAGCGTCTGGATGGATTACCGCAACGACCCAGTGAATGGCGATATTAAGGTTGACAATGTAGCATACAACGGTTATCTGATTGATCCGTACTTCAAGAAAATGGACTTGTCCGACTGCAACGACATCTGGACGAGGAAATATCTTTCTAGGCAGCAGGTTTTAAGCTTACTACCCGGTAGAGAGGACGAAATAAAGAACTTCAAAGGATGGGGAAATCGTGACGGTAAGTTTCAATTTATGCCAGAGAGCTTCAGCTATGCTATGCAAGATTTGCTTATCTACGATGAGTTCTGGTACATGGATTCAAGACGCCAGAAAATGCTTGTGGATACTCAAACAGGCGAGTCAATCGAGTGGAAAGGAAGCGAAGATGACCTCAAGGAAGTTCTCCGCTTTTACCCCCAAATTGCTGTCATCGATAACGAAATCCCATCGGTTAAGCTTGCAATCACTGTTCAAGGGAAGGTAATGTACCATGGCCCAAACCCTCTTGGCATCGATGAATATCCTTTTGTACCTGTGTGGGGCTATTATGAGCCGCAAATCCCCTACTTCCCTTGGCGTGTCCAGGGGGTGGTCCGCGGTCTGCGTGATGCTCAGTATCTATATAATCGTCGAAAGGTTATCGAATTAGACATACTAGAGTCTCAAGTTAATTCAGGTATCATATTCAAAGAGAACGCCTTAGTTAATCCTAAGGATGCATTCCTTCAAGGTCAAGGGCGTAGCTTAGCTTTAAAAGCTGACGCAATGATCACCGATGTTCAACAAATTCCCGCCCCTCAAATCCCTCCATCGATGATGCAGCTATCCGAGCTTCTTGGAAGGGAAATACAGGAAATCTCTGGGGTTAACGAGGAACTGCTAGGCTCGGCTGTCGATGAAAAAGCGGGAATTCTCTCTATGCTTCGTCAGGGTGCGGGCCTAACTACTCTTCGAGGCCTGTTTGATAACTTGGATAGATCTCAGAAGCTCTTAGGCAATCTTCAGATTCGCTTAATGCAGCAGAACTGGACGCCGGGAAAGATCCAACGGATTCTTAATCAGGAACCGACGCAGGAGTTTTATAATAGAGCGTTTGGTAAGTACGATGCCATTGTTGAGGATGGCTTAAATACATCAACCCAGAAGCAGATGCAGATGCAACAGCTTCTACAAATGCGCGAGCTTGGGGTCCCCGTACCGACTAACTTGCTCATTGAAAATTCAACCCTTCAAAACAAAAAGGAACTTATCGATGCAATCGGTCAGCAAGAAGAGCAGCAAGCCAAAGCAGCAGAGCAGCAACAGCAAGTCCAAATCCAGGTTCTCCAAGCACAAATTGAGGACCTCAAAGCCAAAGCAATGGCCAACGAAGGTCTCGGTGTCGAAAGAGCAAGCAGAGTCCAAGAAAATCGCGCTCTTGCCGTGGAGCGTATCGCGCAAGCTGAGCACGACCGCGCGAGTGGTGATCTTGAGCGTGCTAAGGCTGCCAAAGAACTTAGTACGATCGATTTGGACCATCTGGAGCGCGCACTAAATATTCTGAAGATGCTCGTTGGAGATGACGAGGAAAAAGAAAAAGAGGCCGAGAAGAAGGCGGCTGTTTAAAATAAATTTTAACAATTTCACGTTTCGTGTATTGTAAGAAAAAAGCCTAAATAAGGAGACAATATGTCAAAGGCAAGAATTGAAGGTCATGAAGTAGGGATCGGTAAGAGTGATTTCGCTGGCATGCCAAAAGATGTTTATATGCAAGAGTATCCAAAATCTACTCGCTTAACTACAAACGAGGGTATCGATGACTCTATGTCTGATATCGATAACGTAGATGGCAGAGCTGAAGGTAAAAGAAAGAGATATCTTTCCAATCAAAAATAAGGATTTTATGGCTGAAGAAAGAAATAACAAGCGTAATGCCAATTATGATTTTAATCGGCAAGTCGATCCTAAGAAAAGGATGGGTGCAAAGGCTTA